GGTATTGGCCAGAGTACTAACATGGGCGGGAGCGTACTTTACCCGCAGCAAATGCTGTGTTGCCCTAACACTGAGTTCTACGTGACTTCTAAATATGTCTCAGTGTACCACAAATCAGTCAAAGTTGGTGGAATGATTTGCGAAAGTGTGTCCATGTCATGTGCAACTATGGCAGCTTCAGCTTTTAACTGGGCATCCACACTAATTCCATACATGTCTTGAAATTTCAAGCGTGTCAATGGATGTGGGTGAAAAGTCACGGGAACAAAACCCACAGGCGCACGATGATATGCATTGGGATCGTCACGGATATTAACACCAGTGGTCAATTCCAATGCAACACGTGCTAATACCCCGATCACTGGACATTGGGGCATTTCGTAGACCAAGGACATGGCCTTGGCCCGTAACAAACCGTCCATTATCATTGGACCGGCATGTATAAATGATGAAGTCCAGCCAAATGTGCGGAAAACACGGCGTGGATCTTTCACCATCTCTTTGGCCTCCGACATTATTAATTGGCAAAAGTGACATTCATAAACAGTAATAAGCTCATGGATCTCAACAATAAAGCCAAGTTTTTCAAAGTCGGATGCTGTTAATGGGAAGTCGGTAACAAACAGCCCATCATCTCCTTCAACAAGTGCGTCAACATGTCCTCCTTTCTGAGCTGCAAGAAATTTCACAATGATGAGGTTAGTGACGCCATTGCCCAGGGAAGTACACATATCACCGCTCATACGCCTTCCCTGAATGCGTAGAACGATTTGTGCTGCTAACAGCTTTAACTTGTTGACTCCCAACAATGCTGAAGCGATAACTCCAGCATATCTATCATATACTCGTCCGAGAACGTAGGCATAGACGACAATTTCGACGGCGAGCATAAGGCGTGCCACAAACGACGACTCGTAAGACTTATAATCGTTTTCATATGCATGTAGACCAGGTTTATGCATCGCATCAATTTTTCCGATCCGCTAAGCAGGAGTAAAGTGCTTTGCGAACTCAGGTAATCGAAAAACCTGTTCTTCAACAGCATGAAATAAAGGTCCGGAAAAAGCTTTAAATAAGTCATCACGAGAGTTGATCCACCGGAGTTCCTTCCATTCATCATATCCCTCGAGTTTTCCGAAGGAATTGCAATCTGAGAATTCAGGGACTCTTTCACCAACGACGAGGCCTTGAAAGAATCCACGACTAAATCGCGGATCTTGCCAGACATCTTGCAAAATTGCAGCGAGGTCAGTTGCTGGCTGGTCAAGTGGTCGCATTCTGTCTGTTCCATGCACTCTGACACCATCTCGTCCGCTGAGATCACCAATTCGGTTGGGGAGTTTTTCCTCATAAAGTCTAGTGAGTTCAGCTTTACGTTCAAGGGTATATGGCGTGTTCTGTATCCAAGCATAGAAATCAGGCAACTCATCCAATGGCCGTAGGTGCTCTCTACACCATTTGAAAGTGAAGTCTGTAAGGGCGGTATAGACCGAATTGTCAGCAAGTGGTAAATCACGGAACAAACGCTTCTCAGCACCCCTAATAACCGTGTCAGGGTCCTTACGATCAACAGAGATTGGCCCATACCCAGGAACAGCCCCGAAATTGAGCATACGGTAATTCCGAGACCTAGGGCGGCGAAAATAACTTGGACGTATTTTCGAACGGTTAATGAGCTTACATTCCGGTCGAGGTAATGGGACCTCAGTAGCCCGGTAACCAAGCGCATACATCTTCCGAGTCGAAGAGTATAATGGGAGATGGGATTGTTCCTTGAGCCGTCGCCGGACCCAGGACCCAGCAGCCGATTGGCGTTTATCGAC